GTTTTTATTTATAGGGCAGGGAGTTTTTACACCCCCCGCCCTACGCATCCGTTCTTACGGTATTCCCATAACGTAAGCTTTTAATTAATCTGTAACTGCTGACGAAAACACAGAGACAACCCCGTGTTGCTTGCTGTTAAATTCAGCTTTTGCATGCGCCCAGATTGACTTGATTTGCATCCCTTGTTGGACGTCGTAATCGAATCGTTTTTCTGTGAGCACTACTTTGCTGTTTCCGTTTTCTGGATAGGAACTCTGACAATATAGCAATGCTTGAGCACCACACAGATAGTTGATTGCAACGTTCGAAGACGATGCACCAACACCAGTGATGATTTTGCATTTAGGAGTTTCTTTTAAGATAACCCCATCCCATACGCCTAGCATCCCTGTAAAGATTGGGTTATCTAGACCACGCTCACGAGCGTATTGCTGGGCATTCTTCCAGGCGTCAGAGTTTTTAAGGTCTCTAGCGCAGTAGTTATGCACGAACATTACGTAGTATTCTTCACCGTTTTCAATTTTCACTGGGCGAACAATCGGATTAGACAATTGAGCCAATCTTTTCGCTAGCGAAATTTGAGCAGTTGTTAGTTGATCGTTTGATGTATCGATAGTGGCAAGTGCGGTTGCATGCGTTGCACTGTAGTTAGAAGTCGCAGCGCCGAACAAAATACGGTCAGACTGAGCTACATTCCATGCGTTTTTAGCAGTGGTATCAGCGGAACCGTAAACTGTTCCGGAGATAGATGCCAATGCTTCAAACATCTTGTCTTCCAACTTTTGAGCCATCCAAGTTGTAAGAGCTGGTCTGAATTCCTCTTGAAGTTCGAAAGGTGTACGTTGACGAGAGAGTGTTCCGTCATCTTTCACGGCATTTCTGTATTCTTCGAGCGTAATTCTGTGCCCGTAGAAATTCATTGCCTCTTCACTGCCTTCCATGGTTTCACCGGAAACTTTTCCAGCACCAGAAAGTGCGCGAGCTAAATTGAAAGTGACAGCGTCACCCTTTGCTTTAGAGAGAATTTCCTGTACTTGAACCACGGATTCAGAACTCATGCCCATATATGGTTTAAGAACTATTTTTTGTACGTATTCGCGAAACGCGTAGTCATTAAATTGCTCTGCTGCAATTGCATGACTTGTTGTGATTGATGTATCTGACATTTCTTACCTCGATTTATTACCAAGAAGATCTCTAAACGATGCGGGCTGAAATGAGCCTCTCCCATCTCCGCCGCTCGCTGATCTTGCCGATAGTATGTTTGTTGGGTGATTGAGTTTTGTTGCGACTTTGCCAGACATTTCAGCTTCGATTTCAGCACGAAGGGACTTTTTCAGTTCTTCACGAGTTTCCTTGCGGATATTCTCGATCTGTTCGTCCAAAGTATTTCCGTACTTCTTCTGCACCTGTAGGGTTTTTCCCGCCTGGTATGCTGCCTCACCTGGGTGATCGCTATTCATGATCATTTGCGCGAGGGATGGGTTATTGACAGTAGCTTCCATAAACAGATCGAATTTTTCCTGAAAGTCTGGATGCGCGGCGCGAGCCTGCGTCTCAGAAATGGTGAGCACCTTATTTTCAAAGTCTGGTTGACTGTGAGTTTGTGGCACTTCCTCGATGACGGGCGAATAGAGATTTTCAGATTGATATCTGCTTTTCAGCTCCTTCAATTCTTCTTCTAGTGCCTGTCGTCTTTTTCTTTCAGCTTGTATTCCTTTTAAAACTCCTGAAACGGCTTTATCCGCTTCTGGCTGCGCCTTATCTGTATTGGTTTCGATAGCAGGCTTCACTTCCACTGCTGTCTCAACCTTTGGAACAGGCGCTGTTTCAATAGGAGTACTCGGAGCAGCTAGCGGTTCCGTGATGGATGTTTTTAAAGCATCACTCATGGATGTCGATTGCTGCGTCTCTATCTTTTCTACTGTTTTGACTTCTTCTGACATTGTTATCCCTCTCGATTTTTAACGAGTTATCTCTCGAATTGACCGATTATCCGGCGTCATCCCGTGTCTCAATCGCCCGTTACAGTCGGCGTCACTGAAAAAGAAAAAGGGGACTGACAAACGCATTTCTGCATCATCAGTCCCCTAGTCTTTGGAAACTTTTTAAGAAGCCCACAATGAAAAAGGGATACAAGCCTTAAAGCCCATATCCCCTAGTCATTAGGATTCTAGACGCTCTTGACTATTGGCTTTCGCCGCAACGGGAGCTACCCGTGAGCATCTTTAAATTTTTTTAAATCAAAACTCTTTTATCCTGGCATTTGCCCAGAAGCTTGCATCGCCATCATCTGCTGCTGCTGTATCTGCATTTGCTGCTGCTGTGCGAGCCTATCTAAAAATTCTTTTTTCTTATTTCCCGAAAGCGGGCTTGCCTCAACCAGCATTTCTACAGGAATCTGAATACCAGACTTTGCTAGACTTGCCAGCGTGTCAAACGTTTCAGACATCAAGTTAGTCGTTTCCGGCGCTTCATCTAATATTAAATCATATTTTCTTACTTCTAAATCAGGTTTTCTATAAAGTATTTCGTCCAATAAATATGCGGCGACGCGCTTCCTGGCTGCGCGAAGGTTTACAAATAGTTTTCTTATACTTTGCATCGATTGCTGCTGACGTAATTGGAATTCCCTGCCAGACGTAGAGTTAGAGCGCCCCTCAATTTCTTTATTTACACCACTTGAATCAACTTCATTTTTAGATTCTTGGAGTAATTGAAATTGCGATGCGGCTAATTCTGAATGGCGTACTGGTTCCACTTTGAATTCTTTTCTGTATTTAATCCATCCATCAGGTTTTGCGACTTCTTTACGTGCTACTAACTCATTCTCAAAAGCGCCTTCTTCGAACCATGTTTGATTGACGTTAAGAAGGTGCAGCATTTTAGAGCGGCGTTTATTTACCTCTCTTTGTGGGTCCATCTGCTGTTTAATAAGCCCGTAATGCTTTTTCTTTTTGTCGCGTGTGACGTATGCAGGGACTAGAATTAACGGAAACTTACCCGCCTTGTCATATGGCCTAATATCATACTTTTCCTCTAAAATTACATTCCATGCAAAAATGCAGGAATTAAGAGAATACCTGGTCTCTGTCCATGACGTGGCACCTTCTAGCTCATTCAGTAGCTTTTTTATTTGGGATTCTTCCATTTCAGTCACATCGACTGTGCCGCCAGCGTGCTTTAGATACTTAGTTACAACGGGTGTTCTATAAAATGTAGTTACAAGACGAATGCGTTTTCTTTTTTTATCAACAAAGCTTGAAAATTCTTCTAGCTCGGCTTCATCGGCGCCGCTTGTGTCACCTTTTTGTCTATATTGATCGGGATTAAACTCTTTTAATTTCTCTGAAAGCATGGGGGATGCCATTTCAGGACGGGCAATAGCTATTTCTAATTCTTCTTTATATTTTGGAAACGTTTCTACTGCATCTTCGAAATCAAACCATATCGTTTCATGAAGTCTTTTAGCAGTTCTTAGCTCCCCTGTTCTTAAATCTTCACTTGAGCAGTATCTATCGATGACTACGTTTTCATTTGAGACATGCTTAACTTTATCAATTCCATCTATTCCGTCGAATTCTTTAAAAATCTTAAACCAGCCGCGTCCGTCGATGCATAAATCCTCAAACGCCATTGATTCTTGCAAATCAAAATCGCTACCGTCTTCTATGTGACGTAATTCTTCGCTAATTTCTGTGGCTTCGTTTTCTTTATCGCCGATGGGATAACATTTTGTATCGACCGTGAGTGCTTCTTGAATACCAAAGATTGCGTCCATTTTGGGCTTAATTCTATTAATTACAACGGCAGGCTGTCCTCTATCTTCCAGTGCTTTTTTTTCTTCATCGCTTAATTGATCACCATCGTAAAAGCTTCCGTATTCTTCTTTGTCTTTTCGCCAGCCTTGCTCGGATTTAAAATCGGAAATGAAATCAGCTTTTAGCTTTTTAAGCTTAGGGTGTTGTTTTGTTTCTAGACTGTTCGCCATGAAGGTCTTATTACTTCCTCTCTATCGTATGAATTTCCTCTGTCACGCTTTGGAATATTTGAGATAGTAGGCCTACTCATTATTCCATACCTGAAACAGTCATATGGATCATCCCCAGTCATAGGATCACCATCAACTGCATCAACCTTCAATACATCTTCAACGTTATCAGGATTGTGTGTCATTCTTGTCAAACAATCAATTGTGATTTCACAATGACTGAAAATAAAAACTCGGGGGCCTTCTTTTTTTCCATCATCAAATTTTTTGTGGGCTAAATACATTCTAACTTGTGAAGCGCCTTGTTTTCTATCAATATTCGCCCGACGTAATAAGACGCCCTGCTTCGAAAAGTCCTCAGATATTGTTGGATCACCGCCTTTTTTTTGTGCCCAACAATCATGCCCTGCCCAGAAAATTATCCCGCCCTCATTACGCTCGCCCGATTCAGTCATTTTCTTTAAATATTCTTTTACTGATGTAATCTGTTCATCTATTCGCATTTTCGCTCTGACAATTTCATTTACTAGATAAACATTTCCATCTTCGTCACACACCCAGAAATGCCACGCTGAGGGGTGATTAAACCCGTAGTCGTATGAACCGAACCAATTCCAGTGACGAGGAATTTTAAATGGTTTTACGACATGTATGTCTCTCGAAAATTCATTGAAAAATTGGCCTGCCTGAATATCCCAATCGCCATACAAGAACGCTCTGCGCAGTAATTCGTTTTTAAGGGATGAAAGACGTAGTTTATAATCAGGATCGGACTTTTCGAGTGCTGGATTATCTGAGACAAGGGCTGGAATAAAATTATAGTCAGAAGGCTTTTCATTTCCTTCATATTTTCTTTCTACAAAAAGGCGCTTAAGCCACTTGTGCCCTATGCCTCCGGGGTTTCCGGTAAGTAACGTTCTAGCCTTGATGTGAGGTCGAGAGGAGCGGTTACAAGTACGTAAAAAATCATAATAGTCATGTGGCCAATCACCCGCTTCTTCTATGGCTAAATCATGCATCTCCCTACCTTGGAACTTCATTAGGTCTTTTTTAGGACCGCAGTATGCAAATCTAAGTTGTGAGCCATTAGGAAGCCGCAACGTTTTTTTCCCCTCGTTGTAGTACTGACGTAATTCTGGGAACTGCTCAAAAAGGGGCGAGATGTGGTTAGATTCTAGTTCTGGAAATGTGCGCCTAAAAATATATCCAATACTCCCGGGATATTCGAGACGGCGCATTAACATGATTAGCCTTAACCCGTGAGATTTCCCCCCGCCCTTAGCCCCACCGTACAAAGTGACGGAATGCTTTTCAATTGATTCAGCAAATTGCCACTGCTTTTCAGTTAGTGGGATTTCTTTCACGGTTTATATTTTGTGAAATGTAAATGTACTGGCGGCGCGTCTTCATCTCCGCTGATTTTTGTAGCCACTGGGCCCATTGTTCTATCAAAAATACTTTCCGCGTGCGGTAGGCTTCCTGAAATTGCTTTCGCGTATATTGCTATAACGCGCATTTCAAGTCCCTTAGTCTCTCTGTTTCTAGCGATTGATTCGATCTCAGTGATACTCATTTCATCGAGTTTCTGCACTAGACGTAAATATTCAGACTTCCAGAACTTAGATGAGCCCTTTAAGTCGCCTTCAATCGGCGGGCGTCCTGGCCCACCTTCTTTACCTTTTACAAAATCACGTCCGCCTGTTTTTTTGCCTTTAGCCATATAGATCCGATTTTAAACTGATGTAATTTACTTAAAATTTAGGGCAGGTATTTTTAAGTACAACACAAATGATTCAAAAATCAATACGGTGCAACTGACGTAATTTAAATTTGTTTTGCATGACAGATTCTTAGCCCATAATGTTTCTGCTATAGTTAAAGAATCTAAAATATCTCGCCTTTACAAAAATAATCCGGAGGATTTCGTGAATAAGCTAATTTTAATTTTATCCCTGTGCTCTATGGCGGTATTCGCTGGGGGGTCATTCGGCACTTCTAGCAGTGGCGGCGGCGGTGGTGCAAATCCGTTCAATCAGGATTTAAATACTACCGATACTCCTGTTTTTCCTGGAATAACTTTATCAAATTTAACAGCAAATAAAATTGTTCTAACTGATGGATCTAGTAACCTTTCATCTAGTCTATTGACGGTTTCCGATCTTTCTCTTGTAGCAGGGAGTTCTAGTTTGGTTACGGTAGGAACTATTACAACCGGGACATGGAGTGGAACTATTATTTCAAATGCAAAAGGGGGAACAGGCGGGGATTCCTCAGCATCAACCGGAATAGCACACGTTGCAGCGGGAACATGGAGTTATTCGGCGGTTAATTTAGCAAACAGCGACGTAACCGGAAATTTACCAGTCACTAAATTAAACTCAGGTTCAAGTGCAACTTCTTCTACTTTTTGGAGAGGTGACGGCACGTGGGCAACCCCTTCGGGAGGTAGCATTAGCGGATCTACCGGGGCAACTGATAACGCACTACTTCGCGCTGATGGCACCGGAGGATCTACGTTACAAAATTCTAGCGTTACATTATCCGATGCCGGATCGTACTCAAGTACCCTAAGCGGAAGTATAACCACCGATGTGGTGGGAATGACTATTCTAAATAATACGGGCGGGAATACCCAAGTAGGGTATGCCGATGGCAGCGGAGGAAATTGGGGCGTCAGATCTAGCGGGTATTCTGCAGCAAACAGTACGGCGGCGGGTGCCACACACGGAGGGGGGGCATTTGTTGGCTCGAAGGCAAATTATGTTTACGGAGCGGTAGGCATTGCTAGTGAGGGGGTTGGTAGCAATCCACGACTAATAGGAACTCAAGGATCGGCGGGAACCGGCGGAACACCATCAACGGCTATTGGCGGATTTTTTGAATTAGCGCCAAGCAATGCTTATACTGTATCACCGCCTAGTGGAATTATTTCTGCGCTCTATGTTACAAACAATGCCCAAGCCCAAGACATCGCAAGATTTGCAGATGATTCAACGGTAGTAATGAAAATTGCTGACGGCGGGATTATTACTTTAGGCGCGACATCAGCAACCCCAAAGCATATTTTAAATACCGCCACGGGCACAACGGGCTCGGACGCTTTGACTCTTGCAAATGGTCCAACTGGAACCGCCGGAGATGCCGTTGGTTACGTTAAAATTACAATCAACGGAACTGATCGTTACATTCCATTTTGGTGAAATTGAAGTAAATGTGTCTAGCGTGCATACTTCTTATTTTTTAATTATCATGTCGTATAAAATCATAGCAACTACAGGAATTGACGCGCCTACAGCTCCAAATATCCCCGATTTTACTTTAAGTGTGGCTATCTCTATTTCTATTTTTTGCAATTGAATGCTAATTTGATTGCTAGATTGCTCTAACCTTTTTAGGTCGGCCAAAACGTGATTTGACCATTCGTGCCATTCGCCTGTCATAGTAAAATTATTCTATCACATTTTTTTAAATTGCTCTTGGCATCCTCCCCACGCAATTCATCGCGGCGCTTTTAAGCGTTTTGAAATTACTAATCGAATGTATTCCGACAGCGTTAGTTTGATGCCGACTTTCTTTTCCATTTTTTCAGTTTCTGCTTGGAGTTCTTTTTTTAATTTTTCGTCCAAACGAATATTTATTGTGGTTTTCATTCGCTCCTGCTCCACTTCGGTTTTCGATTTTGTGTTATTTTCATTCGCTCCCGCTCCTGATCCTGCTCCAACTCCCGCTCCCGCTCCAGCTACTGCTCCCGCACCCGCTCCCGCTCCAACTCCAACTCCAATCCAAGCTATCGCCCAAACCCCAACTCCTGCCCCCGCTACCGCTACCGCTCCGACTCCAACTCACGCTCCCGCTACTGCTCACGCTCCCGCTCCAACTCCTTCTCCACTTCGGTTTTCGATATTGTGTTATTTGCATCCGAAACTCTCAATCGCCGAAAGTCTCACATACCAAAATTTGCAATTTAATTTCTGCTCGTCTTTATAAGATTTCAGAGTCCATTCTCCGGTTTCGTAAACAATCGCTGGATCTTCAAGTTTTACACACGTTTTATCGACGCCAATTAATTTTCCAGTATAAAAATAATTAGCGCACATTAGCGTCACCTGTTGTCCTAATAAACTTGTTAGACCTTGTTTTTCTTCACTCGTTACTATCATTTGCATTTGTTTTTATCCTTTTCGTCTACCTGTATAACACTATAACACGGTGTATTACATAAGTCAAGGGAAATAACACGCTGCTTAAACGTGCCTCATAAGTCAAATCTGCGCCGTAACTAGCCGTTTATTTAGAGTTTTTGAGCCTGCAGGGTTAGCCCTTTGAATTGATTGTGGAAGGGCTTAAAATCGCCTTTTTACCCGCATCATTTGCAAACATTTTTTCTACGCTATGGGTTGGTCCGGTAGCCCATAACCTCGCTTTTTTATTTACGGCCATAATTAAGTGTGCAGTTTTAGGCGCTATATATTCTGAAACGTAAACAGGATCTTTTTGATCCATTACCCACTCCCAAAACTTATCGTGATCAAAAACATTTAAATATCCTTTCACACCTCTGTAGGGTGGATCGCAATAAATTACCGAGTTCGGTTTTATTTTTACTTTTTCGTAACTCAAAGCCGAAAAATTTAACCGCTCCAAATTCTCCAAATACTGCAACCTCTCTAATTGCTCCAATTGCTGCAATTGCTGCAATCGCTGCAAATACTGCAACCTCTCTAATTGCTCCATCCGAACGGTTTGTCTCACGAAGGATCGTCTTGCTTTTATCGAGGAGTCTTTTGGGAAAGTAGATATTCCCAATGCCTGTATAGATACATCGTCAAAAATATTAAAAACTACAGCGTTATGTAGAGAATGTTTATAGGATTCTATGTGTTTCCCAAATAAATAGTCCCTCTGATTATTCCCAAAACTCCAAATAATTCTCGTGTAAGGGCATGTATCTTTATCTCTGAAAAACTCTTGTCTTGTAATGAACGAAGGCTTAAAAACATTGTAATTATACTTACCATCTATGGCGGCTTTTATTAATTCAATATTCCCAGATTGTAGCTCGTTAAAATGAAAATGCTTGTAGTTATTTCTTCTATGTAAAAGCATGAAATGAGTGATTGAGAATCCACCACCGAATAGGTCATAGAAATTATCCGCCTTGGGAAAAATGCTGCATATTTTATGGGCTATGGAACTTTTAGATCCCATATATGGAATGCCGTAATTATCCATTTACCAGCACGCCGCAGTTTGGACATTTTATTAGTTGAGAGTCTTTTTCTTTTGGATCAGATCTTGGTTCTGGTTCATCTATAAAATCAGGATCTATAGTTATATTCAAAGCCGCAATCTCCGGGAGATTGAAACCTATTAACTCTAAATTTAATTCTGGGACACTTTTTATAAAATTACTTAAGTTATTCCATTCTCCGCCGTGTTTATTTGCAGCAATAAGAGCTTCTGTTTCCCATAGCTCATCAGCTTCAACTTCGCGGTATTTAAATCTTTCACCTTCTATTAGTACGTGACCTTCTGCCACCGTTTTACAGGGTGTAATATTAAATGACCTATCTATTTTTATTTCTGCATCTCCGGGCAATACTTTAGAGCGCTGATGGCCGCCGATTAGCCTTTTAGTCGTTCGGTTAAATACAAAGCCCGATAAGTCGCCGTATTTTAAAAGCGAGGCTTTTAGTGACGCTAATTTTTCATCTGTTATTTTTCTAGGGTTTTTTGGATTTGGATTTAGATCTTTAATTTTCATACGACAAATATAGTGGATGGCATCGGGAAATGCTATTTTTGTATATTCTTTTGTATTTTTTTGAGCCTTTGGCTAATCCGAGACTCGCTAACTCCGAAGCAATCGCCAACCTCTTTTTCTTTGAAACCCCATACATATATTAAAAAGAAAATTACTCTTTCTTTTCCCTGTAAGACTTCAACAGCTCGTTTAAAATCATACCCATTGATTCTAGCCTCTTCGCTTGATCCCGTAGAAGAAAGTTGTATTTCTTCCTCGTATTCGTCGTCCAATCGATTGAGCAATGGATCACGGCAGATGCCTCCAACAGTTCGTCCATAAATACCTCGAATAGCCTCGATAACTCTTTGCCTTGCGGTTTGTTTCCAGCGTGGGTTTTTGAGGCCTCCCAAATAAGCCTCCTGAGCGATATCTTCACAGTCTCTCTGAAATCCAAGCCCTGTAGCAATGCTTCGATATCGGCGCAGCAATTTTTCATGATCTTGCATCCTTTTTGTTATTTAGATTGATACATTTTCATTCGCTACCGCTC